GTATATAAGAAATCTATGAGAGAATGGTCTCATAGTTATTTTGAACATCAAGAAGCATTCTTTAAGAAGTTCCAAGTATCTCAGTGGGATATTTTTGAGCATGGTGGTCAAGACTTCATGACGTTCATTAAAGATCAGTGTCAGATTGTAAAAGAAGTTACTGCATCCGGTCAACTAAAAGATGTTGGAAAGTATGAAACTTGGAACCCTGCTGATATCTGGGCAGTAAGAGATAAGGGAAAAGTAAAATCTGAAATAGATAAAGCGATTCAAGAAGATGGAACTGCAACTTTGAAAGAATTGAATAATATTCTTTTAAAAATGTTAAAAGAGAATAGACTTATTGGATTGTCTTTGAAAAAAATTGATCCTAAAGAAGCAGCAAGTTTTGTTTATATTAATAAAGATCCTAAAAAAATTGAGTTTGCGAAAGTAGAAGATGTAGAAATAAGCGATATAAAGTTTGAAATCAAAACTGAAAAAACTACAGATGGTATGTCTCAGGGTGGATATTGTCTTTTTGGGAAGTATACTATTAATATAATAAGAACTCCTACATCTGGGTTTTCAAATTTAAAATTTGAAAGCGTTGTAAAAGGTAGTGGTGGTAGAGGAGGTGCAGCACCAGTTGCTATGGTTGGTCAGTTACTAAAGAGTAGAAATCCAAGTGCTACATTTGTGAATGATAATAATAAGTATCCTAAAACAAAAGATGAATTTTTGAAGGATAGAAGAGACTATGAAAAGATGTATAAGAGTTTGAATGGAATTATAAAAGGAACTAAAAACTATGCAGAGTTTGAAAGTATGATAAACTCAATGTATGAGTCAAAGAACTCTAAGTCTAGAGGTATTGCTCAATCCAAACTTATGCAATTACATTTCTTTTCTGATGCATTAGCAAAGAAAAAAAATGATCCAGAGTTCTGGACTGATATGTTATACCTCTCTTTGAAGGTTGGAAAGAGATTTGCTCCTCATGGAAAATTAGCTTAATCAAATAAATAAAAATAAAAACATGGCAACAGACGCTAGAGAAACTGCCAAACAAGAAAATGGATCAAGATTCTTCTTTGAGTCTGTGATTGAGAAGGGTAGAGAACCTTCTGATGCACAAATGAAAAAAATATATGATGGGTATGGACCAGAGTGGAAAAATACATATAGGAAGCAGACTGAGGCATTAAAAAAGTTTTTGGGATCAAGTAAAGGTTATGAATACTCTAGAGATAAGGGTGTCATGCCTTTCATTGAGGGGATTGCAAAGAAGGAATGTGGGGTGTCTGTAAAGGACAGGTGGAACCCTATGGACATTGTTCTTGTAAAGAAGAGTCAAAAGAGAGTTATTGAAGGTACTATTCGGGAAATTACAAACATTCCTGGAATGACTAAGGATGCAAAACTTACTGTGCTCAATGCATACATGAGAGAAGCACTTGATGCGAAAGTTTTGATTGGAGTTTCCTTGAAGGCAATTGCTTCTAGGAAAAAGATCGCAAGTGCAGAAGTTGCAAATGCAAGAGGTAAATCCGGACAACCTGAAGAAATTAATGTTGTAAGAAAGTCTTTGAAATGTAACTTGACTTTGGGAAAAAAGAAAAACTACTTGTTTGATACTGGCGAGTTGGGATTTGATATGGAGACTAAAAAGGGTGGAAAGATTCATGGGCAATCTAGAAACTTTCAGTATTCAAAAGAGAGAAATTTAGTACAAACGGATCTTACTCCAAAAGGAAGGGATGCTGGGGCAAAACTTGGAAAAGTTTCTAGTGTATCTCTTGATATGTTCTTGGGTAAACTTGGAATTAGTCGTCCAACATCAGCAGCAAAACATAGACACATTCCTCCAGTAGGAAAATGGAGAGATGTTGATAAGCAATATTGGATTAGATTGTATAATAAGTTGAAGAGTTATCCAATGTTGGATCTTGGGGAAATTGCCGTATATGAAAATAATCAGAGAATCGCTGAGGGCATTGAATCAGTGTTAGATTATGCAATCCAATATGAAAACGATAAGGCAGACAGAAGTTCTGGTGGTAGATTTTCTTCTAAATTAATTGCTATGGAGTGGGCAAGTATATGGATGCAAATTGATAAGAAAAGAAAAATGACTGAGTGGTGTACTGCCCTCTATTATGGAGCAAAGAAAGAATTTGGAGATTCTAATGGTCCTTTTTTGAAGATCTACTGACACTATATAAACTGTCTACTCTTCTCACATCTACTCTCAAGATACCCTATAATAAGATCATGGCAAAAAACACTCATCTAGAGCACCTAGAAGACGACATCCTGAACAATGGGACGGAGGGTGGTAGGAATGCTATCATCTTTCTGAAAGAACTCGGTAGGATGCTTACTGAACCTAGGTCATCTGTTCGCGTAACAACTAAGTGGGATGGTGCTCCGGCAGTAATTTGTGGGACAGATCCTGAAAATGGTCAGTTTTTTGTAGGAACTAAGTCCGTTTTTGCTAAGACTAATCCTAAAAAAATGTATAGTCCAGAGCAAGTTGACGAAAACTACTCGGGACAACTTGCAAGTAAATTAAAAGACTGTCTCAAATACATATCTAAACTTGGAATCAAGGGTGTTTTGCAGGGAGATTTATTATTCACAAATGATAAAAAGGTAGCAACTATTGGTGGGAAGAGGATGATTTCTTTCCAACCGAATACAATTGTCTATGCTGTCCCAGAAAAGTCTGAACTTGGAATGCAAATCTCAAGAGCAAAACTTGGAATTGTATTTCATACTGAGTATGATGGACCAACCACAGCAAAAATGAATGCGAGTTTTGGAGTAAATATTACAAATCTTAATAAAAATTCTGATGTTTATGTGGCAACTGCTACTTTCACGGACGCAAGTGGAGAGGCGGTTTTTAGTCAAGCAGAACTTCAAAAATATACTGCTGCTGTAAATAAAGCAGAGGGATCATTGAAGCAAGCATCAAAATTCCTAAATATTTTAGGAGAGACAGGACAGGGAAAGTTTCTTCTATCCACACTTTTTAAGCAATTTTTTAACACATACATTCGGCAGGGTAAGAGTATCCCCAATGTAAACCGTGTCATACAAGAATTTTCAGGTTACTACGGGACTCTTCTGCAGAAAGAGATTGATTTAAAGAAGACAGTCGCTGCAAAGAACAAGTATGTCAAGATCCAAAAAGACGGGCTCAAATTTATTGAGTCAAACAAACGCGCTATTTACTTCACGATTGCGTCGTATAGTAATTTACAGTCAGTTAAGGGTATCATTATTAAGAAACTGGAGAATGTTAAAACGTTGGGAACATTTCTTCGCACGGAGTCTGGGTATAAAGTTACTGCGCCAGAGGGGTTCGTTGCGATTAGGTCTGGTAAGGCACTCAAACTGGTTGATCGTCTTGAATTCTCCAGAGCGAATTTCACCGCAACAAAAGATTGGGACAAGACCCCTCCAGGGTACAAAGGTGTAGAGAAATAAATAGTTTATTATAAGATTAAGTGATGAAAGGATTTAGTCAGTTTTTCTCAGAAGCAACATCGTCGCAAGCAGTAATGCAAGCGAAGAGACTCGGTTTGTCTGGAGACGGTCATGGAGGATGGTACGACAAGCAAGGCGAGTTTGTTGCTAAAACTATTGGAGGAAAACTAAAATTCTATAATCAAAATCAAGTAGTTGGTAAACAGGATCCTCCACAGCAAAGGACTCCCAGTAATCAACAACCTGTCGCAACGCAAACGCAACCTTCAAAGCAACAGGATGATCCTCAAGATCAACCTCAAGGTGAAACTCAGGGAGAGTTTGGTACATTTGCTGATGGCACTCCTCGCAGAATGGAACCACCTGCAAATGCAGATGGATCACCAAAAGAAGATCTTGGAACCTTGGTTGTAACCTTCGGTAGATTTAATCCTCCAACTGTGGGTCACAAAAAACTACTGGATGCTGCAAGGAAGGCAGCGGGTAAGGGGGAACTTAAAATATATCCATCAAGGACACAGGACCCTAAAAAGAATCCTCTTGACCCTGATGAAAAGGTTGATGTAATGAAGCAGATGTATCCAGATCATGCTGATAGTATTGTTAATGACCCCAACTCAAAGAGCATCTTTGATGTGCTAAAACAAGCACATTCTGATGGATACTCAAATGTAAAGATTGTTGTTGGTGGAGATAGAGTTCAAGAGTTTGGTAAAATGTCTGATAAGTACAACGGACAAATCTATGACTTCTCCGGAGTTGAGACTGTCTCTGCAGGTGATAGAGATCCGGATGCTGAAGGTGTTGAGGGAATGTCTGCATCTAAGATGAGAAAGGCAGCAGCAGAGAATGATTTTAATACATTCCGCCAAGGTATTCCTGATACTATTGACGATAAGGTTGCTAAGATGATGATGAATAGTCTTCGTAAGAAGATGAATGTAAAGGAAGGTTGGAACTTGTGGGAGATTGCTCCTAGGTTTGATTGGAAAAATCTGCGTGAGAATTATTTCAAGAATAAGTTATTTGATATTGGTGACTTAGTTGAAAGTTTAAATACTGGTCTTGTCGGTAGAGTGATTCGTCGCGGAGCAAACTATCTCATTTGCGTGACCGAAGATAACATTATGTTCAAGTCCTGGATTAAAGATGTGTCTGAATCAGTTGTAAACAATAATGCACCTTCAGGTGTTCCTGCAAATAAAAGAGAAATTGGTACTGATGCTCATAGAGAATATGTAATGAATCTTATGGGAGTTAAGGAGATTAAGAATTTCATAAATAAGTACAGGAAAAAGACTAAGAAGTAAACAAAATGTCTAATAACATACTAAATGATATTTCTTCAGTATATGTGAAAGAAGTTCTTGAACCCAAACTTGGTGGAGAATCTGAGGGTTCTTCCAAGACAGTTGAAAAGGGTGGAACTTCTGAGGAAGCATCTGCTAAGAGAGTTCGTCAAGCAGTCTATGATATTAGATATAGAGCAAAGCGAGAAGGTATTGAGGTAAAACAAGCATTCTCTTCATATA